AACATGACAGCAAGAACAGCAGCATCATATGAATCTTTCAATGCATATGCAGCAGAGCTTGAAGCTACTTCTTTGAAGTTGACGTGTGACATTTTAGTCTCAATATCATCTACGATGAATTTGAAAGCTTTAGCACTGTCAACAACCAAAGTAAGTTCTTGGTCTGTTAGTTTAGTTGCAGTAGTATCGCTACCTCTTGTGTAATCTGACACAGAGATAACAGGTTCTTTGATAATCTTTACAGAGTCTCCAAAAGCAGAAATTTCACCAGTATAATCGGTGTTTGTAATAGCTTCTACAACCGAGGACTTTCTGAAAAAGTTTAAAACCTTTTTAGAATAAATCGAAGGTAAGAAGAAACTATTATTCTGTCCACTTACAGAGTTTGCAAAGTTAGCATCGGTATCAGTTGAGGGTTCAAAAAATTGAGCCATTTGATATTCTCCTAAGTTTGTAAATTAATAGTTATGATTTTGCAATCCTGCCTTGTTGCATGGCTTCACTTATCTCGGCTTCATACCGATCAAATTCATCCATAGACATTTTTGCAATCTCCTTCTCTGTCCAAACTTTCTGTTGCACTGGTTCAACTGTTGTTGTTTTAGTCGAGACCATATCAGCAGCAGACTTCTTGGACTTTTTAGAATTTGACTTCTTCGGTTCAACATCCATACCAATATCTTTCTTAAATAAATCTAAAGCTCTTGAAGCTAGATCAGCATCGTCAGCATTGTTGTATACCCAATCTTGGATAGACTTAGGCTGCTCTTTTGCCCAACCATGAAAATCATCACTATTGCGAATATCTTCAAAATCAGGATGCTTATCCATCAATCGCTTTTCAGCATCTTTACGAACTAATTCTTGTTCACGTTGCTGTAGTCTTTCAAGTTTCTCTTTTAAGTCTTTAGATTTCTCTTCAGCCTGTAAGTGAGAAACAGTTTCTACAACTTCGTATACATCAGGATACTCTTCTCTAAACTTTTCAAGTTCCTCTGGAGATTTAGGAGCTACATAGTTAGGTCTGTTTTCAGCAGCCTTTTCTAATAACTCTTGTTCTCTAGACTTAAATTCGTTTAGTTTAGAGTCATAATGCTTTTTCAAGTCATCGTAACGTTTCTTGTAGTCTGGTCGCTTATAAGGTTCGTCTTTTGGAGTCTCCTCTTCAGCTACCTGTTCTACAGGTTCACTAGTTGTTGCTTCTTTCTTCTTAGCTTTTGGCTTCTCAAAAAAGAGTCCGTCAGCAGTATCAAAGTTTTCTTCAACATTTGTGTGCCATGATTTTTTCATATTGTAAGGATTGGCATTTTCCTCTTGTACTTCAGTAGTCATATTCTTCTCCTACGGGGGCTTCGTTTAACAAGGTAGCTGCTTGTGCACTGCAGGGCTTGTCTTGTAAAGGTAGCCTTTCGGTTTATAAAATGATAGGGTGCTTATGACATAAGGTAGCCCTACCGTTAAGTTTGTTTAGCTTCTAACGTATTTTTTAGAAGGGTCTTGCATATCTCTTCGTAATGCAATACTTATTTCTTTTTCTCCTGTATCCATTATAGGACGAGAAGAACTGTCAGTTGTTTGTTTTTCTACAATAATTTTCTGCGTAGCAGGTTCATCAGTAGATTCTACAACTACATTTTCTTCTTCTTCAGGTTCACCGCCAACCGCTAAACCTTGTCTTTCATCTGCTCTAGCTTCAGCATCTTTCATCATTGACATTAATTTGTCACTTCCGATTTCTTCTACAGCTTTTGCAGTAAAGACAAATTCTCCATCAGATAACCTTGCGGGTATACTGTCAGAGACTCCTGAACCCGGTCCTTCAACAGGACCAGACCCAGCAAATTCTTGTGCAACGTCTATGACTTTATCAAATATCATTGATAGTCTATCGTTGCCTTGTAACGCATCCATTAGAAAATCTTCTTCTTCGCTATCTAATGCTTCGTCCAATATAAAATCTAAATATTCATCTTCCATTTCATCATCTGGAAGCATGTCTTCTTCTTGTTCTTCAGGCATTGAATCTTTTTTCATTTCTTTTTTTGGTGCAATCATAATAGCTACACCGCCTTCTTCATAGCCCATACGTTCAACAACTTCAGGTGCAACTTTTTTTAAAGCTTCTAAACCTTCATTTGGCATTTCTACTTCAGTGCCATCTTTGTATTTAATTCTTATTTTGTCGTCTTGTAATAAACTCATGTTTCCTCTTTTCTATTGATTGCTTCTTTAACCTGCTCCGGTAGCTGCTCTAAGCGTACCAGAGAATTGATCTTCCCCTGCAACCGGAACATTTCCGATTCCGATGTTGCCACCACCAGTGCCTGTAACTCCAAGGTCTTGAGGTTGTGCAGGTGTTCCTTGAAGGCTTCCCATACCAGTTGGTTGCCCGTTAGGGCTTTGAGCTTCAGGGCTAATTGTTTGTCCAGCATTTTGCATTCCTATAATTTGTGCCATAATTGCAGCTTCTTCAGGATCGTTGAGTATTTCATCAGGGTCTAAGTCTAAGCTGTAGGCAAGTTCACTTACAAGTTTAGAAATTTTAACAAATGGAGCTATAGCAGGATTTTGTGCAGTTTGTAAGAATGTAGTTAATCTTTGACTACGTACTTCTTTTTGCATCAAGCTATTAGTTCCAGTAGCTTTAACTTCTAAATCACCATTGACATCTAACCCACCTTCAAAGAACTGCATGTTCCATTGGAAGAAAGCTTCTCCAAGAGGTCTTAATAAAAAGTCGTCAAGGTTTTTAACGACTGTTTTAATATTTAAACTTGATGCACCTAACAACATAGACATACCCGAAGCAGTCCGTGTCATACTTTGTACACCTGTTTGTCCGTGTGAATAACTAGGAATACCTGTTTGTTCATCTGCAAGTTGTCTAAACTTGTCAAACATCATCATATTTTCAGGTGCTGTATTAGGAAACTTCAAACCATGTATAGCTTGTCCGGGCATACCAGCTTGTCTTCTAAATATCTTACCCGGATATATTTCCATAGATTGTCCACCAACTAACGCAGACTCATCTACATCAAACACCAAAGACCCAGCCATTGCTAGGTTATCTACAGCCATACGTGCATGACCATTCATAATTTGTTGGCTATCATCCATGTTTTCAGCTACACCAATACCAAAGAAGTTATAAGGATTTCTTTCGTATGGGAAAGCGTGGTAAGGTATTCTGTAAGGAGTAAATGGATTAATTACTGCTCTTAATACATTATCACCACATATCCACGCATTAATTTGAACTTCATCTAGATCATCAATATCATCTGCAAGTTCTATACCGACTTCACGTGCATACTCTGCATCCATGATTCCCCAGTATTCAAGAACTTCAAAGTTTGTTTGATAGTCTTCGTCAGCTCTTGCATCATCTTTTAAATGTGACTCAAAGCTTTTCTCTTCGTAGTTAGCTCCCATCTGTAAACAATTACGGATAGCATCCTCATCAAAGTAAGGCATGTTACGAAGTTGTCTAAGTTGAGATTTGTTTAGTTTGTGTCTATGGATAACATACTCACACTCTTCAATGCTAGTAGCTCCGGGGTCAGGATAAAAATCCCAACAACTAACAAACTCAATTCTAGGTACTCTAACTTCTAATGGATTATAATTTCTTTCACCATCTTCACCAGTTTCCCACTTGTGAAGTTTTTTATTAAAATTAAATGGTCCTTTTACAATCCCTGTACCAAGTAAAGAAGATTCTAAAAGAGCATTTCTAATTTCTGATGAACCTTTAGATTCATCTATTTGATCATGAATAAGTTTTTCCATTCTCCTTGCAGCTTTTTGTGCTGGAGAAATTTCTAAAGCTTGAGGGTTAGGACTTAAACCTTCGACTAATTGATCTTCTACTTGATCTTCTAAAGGTGTTTCAAATACTCCTTTGTTAAGTGTAGCTCCGGGTTTTAAAACTTTACCGTCACCTTCGTAACCAACATCATATGGGTTATCTATTCTATTACCAATATCGTCTGGTAATTCACCTCCACCCATAGGACTTTCTAATCCGGGTGCACCTGTTTGAGTATCTAAATGTGCGTTAGCTAATTCGCCTTCAGGTATTTTAGTTTCAGCAATACCAATTGGAAACTTACCTGTACCAAAGATTACATCAACAAGTTGACCAAAAGCAGCAAGTACTTTTGTTTTAGTAATCTTTACAAAAATACGAGACTTTTCTGAGTCTCTAAACTTAACAGACTTGTTATAAAGTCCTCTGTAGTTTTCGTATGATTTAATCCAACGTAATTCATCTGAACGTCTAGCATCTTCAGATACAGTAAATCTTGATTTTATAATACCAACAAGATTATTTTTTTGTTCTATTTCAAGAGCAAGTTCTTTACCAGCTTCACCTTCTACTTCTTCATAAAGATTATCAGCGTTTAAAAATGTATTTTCTTTTTCCATATATTACTAATAACCAAATGTAGAATCAGTAGGTCTGTATATATCCGACTTAATTCTAAGCATTCGTTGATGAGGATGGTCCATTCTTGGTCTACTCATAATCATGTATCTTAACGCATCATATGCGTGATCTGCAGCATGAGTATCCACATCCTCCGGATTACTCTTTGATAATGGTAGTCCTTGCAATTCTTTAATCAGATTTGGACAAGTATTAAAGATTTGCACCTTTGGTCTTCCAGTATCTCTATTAGGTCTTAAATACTCATGTATTTGTACCTTACCAGCTTGTCGATTCTTATCAGCTCTACGAAGTTTATGACCTTTTTGAATCAATAACTCACCTATGGTAGGACCAGTATAACCAGTCCTTGACCAAGCTGCTGTATCTAACACACCAGTTATGGATTTAATTTCTGACTCTTCCATTTGAGTCAAAGTGTCTCCTAGTGCTTCACCTGTAAGACCTTTTTTGTATAGTTCTCTATATATAATGAGGGTCTTATCCTCGGGGTCTATTGCACCCCAGAGACAGCAACTTTCAGAAGCGTAACCATAGTCAATACCTTTTAACCTTTCCCACCATGACGGTAAGTCAAAGGGTGGTATTACATGTATGGACGTATCAAATTCTGCGAATGCTGCACCTTCTGAAATATCCCAGTTACCTTCCAACAACTGTTTACGTTGTATGGCTGGTAAGGATTGCAACATCCTTTCGTATTCACCGTCTTCAGCAAGAAAAGGATTGTCCTGTAATCTTGCTGGTATAAACTTTCTTGTTAGACCGTCAGTACCACGAAAAGTTTTGTTTTCTTCTGCTGGTTCTACGTATCTTTTCTTTACCCATTGTGCTCCTACTCCACCCGGGTTAGCTGTACATCTTAAATAAGTTTTTAACTCAGGGTTGGTGGTTCTTAGCCTTGATGCTAAATAGTTCCATCCAAACTCTGTAGGTAAGTGAGTTATCTCATCAAAACCTATCCAACTGTACGCTTGTCCTTGGTAACGATATACATCTGCATCTCGTTCCAAAAACCCAAACTCTATCTTTGCTCCACTTGGGAACTGCCATAACTTTTCTACTTCTTTAAACTTAGCACCTTTAAAAGCTCTAGGATAAAGTTCTCGAGACTTATCTATAAGTTCTCTTAGTTCTGGCATAGACCTTCTAAGTATCAAAGCTCTGTGCTCTGAAATATGGCAGTAACGCAATGGGTCTATTAACATTGCAAAACTTTTACCACCACCTGCTGCTCCACCGTAAAGAACATCTTTTTCGGATGCAGCTAAGAAATCTGTTTGAGGTCCTTCGTTAGGCATAAATGCCACATGAGAACCTGTAGTATCTAAATGTTTTTGTATCGGGTCAGGAAGTGTTTTACTTTCTTCCTTAGTGATAACATTAGATGTTAAAACTTTTTCTTCTTTGTCAAGTTCTTTCTTGACTCTTGCTAAACTTCTTGTTAGCTTCTGAACTTTCTTTGACTTTTTAGTTAATTTATTTTTAGCTCTTATTGCTAATTGTAAATCTGAAAGCTCGGAATTCTTTGGTCTACCGGGTTTTTTTTTCGGAGTACCATCTTTCTTTAGTATATAGCTCCCATCAGGGTTTGTCAAGTAATTTTTAGGATTTTTTTCCCAATCTTCCATATGTCTTATCCACGTACTTTTTTAAACCGGGTCTTGACATGCCTTTACCTGTTTCAGCTTCTAGCCAATCAACACCTATTCCTAGGCTAATTTCTTGGTGAAAAACAGACTCAGCCACTTCCTTAAGCACAGCCAAGTCTGATTCCACGGGTTTTAGATAACCATCAAAGTTTTCATCAAGCTCATAACCAAAAGGTATGGTTGAAGAAGTTCTTTTGATATAGTTATCAGGGACAAACATTTAGATTATCCACATAATTATTAAAGCTGATATAAATCCTATACCACACATAACACCCCAGACTTGCATGTCTGTTAGGTCATTAGTTTCAATCATACTATTTACTTTTTTTTCTAGTAGTTCTTTTAACATTTGTTTTCCTCTTGGTTGTTTGTTTTTTTGGAGCTAGAAAGTTTTTTATTGCTTCTAACCATTTCTTAATCATTGTCATTGTTATTCTCCTCGGTTTTCTTTTTACCGAATATTCGATCCCAGTTATCTCTATAGTCTTGTGTATAAAATCCTGGTCTAGGATTAGCACCTTTACTTCCGTGTGTATTTTTATAAATTGGTGATCTAAAAGTTACTGGCTTTTCGTCACTGCCTATTTGTTTACCCATACTCTTTTTCGTCCATACATTTTCGCCATTCATCTAAGATTATCTCTTCAGGATAAGGAGCATAATGAATGGCTTTACATTTTTCAAATTGTTTTCGCCACTCGTTAGGATCGTATCTATCGTTCCATTCTTTTTGTTTTACTTCAGGTGTATGCACACAACCTGTTAACAAACACAAGACTATTAACTTTTTTACCATTTAACTCTGTTAGCCCAATAAGCTGCCGACATTTTGCCTTTGGCAATGTTCTTTCTGTGTCTAGCTTTAAAAGACTTTCTTTTCATTTTTGTTTTACGAGACTCTCCTGCTTTAGGTTTACCTGCAGTCTTAGCACCTTGTTGTCCAAATCGTATTGTTTTGATTTTTGTACCTTCTTTTGCAACAACAATATGTGACTTAGTAGGATGATTGGGAGTACGCTTGGGTTTGTTGTAACCACTGACTCCTGCTCGTTTTAATCTGCTGTCAGCTTTACCACCTTTAGCCATTCTAAACTTAGCAGTTTTTTCTGCAATCTTTTTAGGTTGAGGTGAGTGTTGCTTACCGGCAGCTTTATCTGCTTTTTTCTTTGCTGATGTTCTTGAATATTCTTCTGAAGTTAAAGTTTCTCTAGCTTTCTTTGGTAAATATCTTTCACCTGTTTCGCTAGACTTTTTACCAGACTTAGTTCCCCAGTCTTGTTCACCCCATTTCTTTAGAGACTCTTGTGGTTTCTTTAACATTACTTGTATCCTCCACCAGCTTTCTTGTAAGCCTTGGCTAGGGCTTGGGCTTTACGGGCAGACCATTGACCGGCTGCAGTACCGTGTGAAGCTTGTGATTTTATGCGTTGAAATATTCTTTTACGTAGTCCGGGCTTAGTATAGTTACCTGCTTCGTTGACTCGTGACTTAGACTTTTTCTTTTTAGCCTTACCACCTTTTCTAAGTTGTAATCTTTCTAATAACATTAGTGTACTATCCTGTCGTCTTCTTTGGGTAAAGTGTTTAAATGTTTTTCTGCTTCATCATCAATGTATATACTATCTAGCTCACCCACAACTATTAAATGATTTTGAGCTGCTGCTAATTCAGCTTGTTCAAAAGATGAAGCAATAATGTTTGGACCAGCAAAGGTTGTCCCATAGGCTTCGATCTCAGTCAGAAATATCTTCATATTCTCCATCTTCAATATCTAGTGGGGCTTTATCCGGCATTAAAAAAATACCACCTGCATTCATGTTATGTGTTACATCGACTTTATCTACTTTAGTAACACCTACTCTATCTAAAAGAGTCTGTGCTGCTGTAAGCTTATTGTTTGCTTGGATAATAGGTTTCTTAGAATCCATAATCTCTACAAGCTTAAAAGCTGCTTTAGGTGCTGAGTTTGCTAAAATCTCTTGAGTTATTTCTAGTATCTCAGACTTTAAAGTCTTTACAACATGATGGTGGTGGCTTTTGTACCCTGCAAGTTCTGCAGCCTTTTTAGCATCACCTTGACAATCAATTAGATGCTCAAGAAAAGACTCTTGTTTGGGTGTTAGCTCACGTTTTGTTTGGGCACTGTCAATGCTTGGTAATATAGCCATGTTCTTTATTATAGCTGCACCTGAGAAATTTGTCAAGCTTTTAAAGTTTTTTTCTTTAAGACTTGACAAAAGTGAATTGAGGATGTATAATAACTTTAGTGCCCCCCGGGTTAAAGCATACCTCAGAGCTCCCTGCTCACATGCTAAAACAACCTCAATCACCCTTCAACTTATCCTCAAAATAATACCTGTGTACTATAAAGATTTTAAAGTCTTTATGTCTCGGGTTGTAAACTAGATATAGAGTTATCTGGTTAATGGGGTATTTGCTGTAAAATGTATAATCATGCTATAGATATATAGGTATAGGGCTATGGTCTCCTGCCTACCCTTAGAGTTAAGCCCTACCAAAACTAACAGCATAGGTGCATTGCAATGTAATCCTAAAACTACAAAGGCTTAAAAGATTATCATTAGTTTCCTAAGTTTAAGTAAAGCAATAGCAACCTTGAAGTCTTTGGAGAGTCTTTACTAGAATCAAATCTTTGGCTTGAACTTAGGAAACTTATTAGATTTATAAGTCCACATAATCATCAATGGCTTCATTGTTGCCTTTCCAATCCACCTTATCCCTCAGGTTTTCCTAAACTTCCAAGTCAATGCAATGCACTGCGAAAAGTTACAAAGCACTCCCAAGTCACACTCTGTCAAAGGTTAATATCAACGTCTTCCCCACAACATACTCCCTTTAGTTTAAGAGCATGGAGTGCTAAAGTGTCTAGAATGTTTAGCCCTCTATCAGCTTAAAGTCCTCGTATTACGGTTAGCGTATCCCTACAACATAAAAATCTCATAGCTGTTGCAAATCTCTTAAATAAACAGGTCGATCCATAAAAACTAACACAAACTCTAATAGTTTCAGCTATCTGTAAAGTCTTTAAAATCTACAAGATACTCCTTTTTAACTGGTTTACGAATACATAAAGATTTCAAAGTATCAAGGAGTATTAAAAATTTATCCGAAGCCAAGTAAATTTTGAATACTTAAGAGACCTTGACACTTCAAAATCTTTATGACTTAATGGTATTTTAAGGAGTATCTTATGATTTTAATAGACTTTACAAACAACGAAACTATTGAGTTTCCATCAGTTCTTATGGCTCAAATGTTCATTAGAGATTTGACATCTATGGACATTTATGTCGCAGGAATCCACTGCAGTAATGCAGAGGACTTTAAACCGCTAGAAGACTACATTCTAGCACTTTACCAATCCATAAACTAAAAGGAGTACATTATGGAAAATACGTTTGATATTAACAGCTTTGACAAAGAGCAACTTAGCAGTCCAGCAACTTTTAAGCAGTGCAGAGCATTGTCTTACAAGTTTGCAAAAACTGGAGATAAAATGAACTGGAAAGTCCACAAGCAAGTCCAAGGTTGCTTATATGGACTAGCCAAAGATAATAAGTTTTCTTTTAAACAAGCCAATGATTTGTTTTCAAAGAAGACTCTTCCAAAGAAATATAAAGATGCTATTGCTTTATATTTAAAAGAAAACTCTTAATCTTTTAAGCCTTTGTAATTTAAAACATTGCAAAGGCTTTTTTTAACTGTTAGTTTTGGTAAACTTCTGATCGCTTAAGATTCCTGGTGCATATGTCTTCTTAGCTCTAAGAATCACTAATTCATACCTGAAGCACCAGTGTTTTAAAAAGCGATCAGAAGTTTTTAACAGGCTTAACTCTAAGATTTTATAATTACCTCGAAGACTCGGTAGCTTTTTATCTTTGCATACGACCATAGCAAAGAATTAAGTTTAAATAATTTTAAATTTAATTAGCTTTCGAGTTTAAAGTTTAAAATTGGGCAGGAAGTTGAGGGATTTTTTATATAGGGGCAGGAAGTTGAGGGAAATGTTGCACAAATGTTTCTAAATTGTCACATAAAATTCACAAAATGTTTCTAAATTGTCACATAAATGACACAAAAGACACAAAAAAAATACAATAATTTTTAAATATTTTAAAATTGTATTTAATTTTATAATTATTTTTAATATTAATTTTTAAGTTTTATATGCTTGACATCTGCTGATCTTGTCGCTATAATACACCCCGACACAGCAACCATGCTTTATTTTAGGAGATAGATATGGAAAAACCAAAACTTAAAAAGTTTAACAGTAATGAAAAAGCTTTACGCTATATCAGAGAGTTAGGCTTTAGTTTAAAAGATCGTCATTGTTTTAAAGAAGACAGATCGTATTTATACACCAAGAAGTTTTCAAAACAACAGGTGTATCTAAGATCAACGTTCGATTATCTAAACGATAACACTATAGAAATGGGGACTGTATGGACAGTACAACAATTTTAAGCTTTATACGCTTGACATCTGCCGAAGATGTCGGTATAATTATCGGGCTTGGCAGGGTTCAAGCATTTAAAAATTCATAAACTTAAAGGAGATATTATGAAAGAAGGGCATTTAATAAATAAAATCAACAGGTTAATTCCTATTGCAAACGCAACACCTATGTCAGAATTCTATGATGATGACAGCACAGGTATTTGGATTAGAGGTAGTGAGTATTCATACAAAGGAACGCTATCTTATGAAAGATTATTATATGAGCACTACCTAGCATATGAAGAAGGTTGTTCAGAAGATGATTGTGTACACCCAGACCTATTAAAAATAATAGAAGATGCAGGGTGGTTTTATGAACCTTATGATGCAGGTACACTCATGTTGTACCCTAATTATTAATTTTACAGGAGAAACTTATGGAAGAACGAGATCACTTTGATATGATAGAGTTTATAGAGTCTATCATTGAGCCACAAGAAGCTGTTAAAGAAGCTGACGATAGTATCGAAGACGACATCGAGCCTATTAGTTTTTAAGTTTTATATGCTTGACAGCGTGGCAAGATCGGGGTATAATTATCCCCACAGAACGAACGGACATTATGTAAAAGAGTCCTTAAAATTATAAGGAATTAAATAATATGACATAATGTCAAGGGAACATAGAGAAACACCAGCGTAAGATTATACAAAATAACCTGCATGTACTCTCCCGACTTAGACATTCGCTATAGATTTGTCTTTGAAAATCCTCTTTGTTAGTTTCGAGCAGTAGTAAACTAACACCTTTATTAACCTTAATAAACTATGGAGATAGTAAATATGTCAAAATTGATATACAGCAGAAATGGTAGTGCAACTACCGAAAGCATTGATAATGCTTCACCTACAGTCCGAGCAATATGGAATAAAGCACATAGATTTGGTGCTAATATTGTAAGGGTTAGAGCAGAGAAGAATAGATTTGGTGCTGACACAGGTCGTACTTTTAATTCTTTTCATCATGGAAAAGTGTCAGTCTACAAGCAAAAAGACCAAGTACATCAAGATGATGCCTTATACTTTGCTAGAAAGATACCTCTTACCAAAGCAAACAAGGGTATGCAAATTCTTGAGATACATACTAACATAGATGTTCAAGATACTCTTGATACTATTGGAGGTATTAAATATTATTCAGAGACTTCTTTCTTTGAAAGACTTTGGAATCGTATTAGATATGGTACTCCCATGTCAATCACTTCCTAGTTTGTGTAAGGAAAAACTAGGTGGTTTGGTAGTCTTCCAAATATACAAAGACTACCGAAGTAGCGTAACATACTAATAGCTACTCAAAAATATATAAAGGTAGGTGGTTTGCTAGTAGTCCATGCCAAAAAAACTAGCACTATTTTAACGCTATTATTTATGGAGATATATTATGGCACAGATGAGAGTAAAAGACCAAGACCTAGTTGTAGAACAGGTTGTAAGTAAAATTGAAGCTACTGAACTTGAAAAGCTCAATGCTAGAAAAGATGTTCAAACAGTTCTAGCTGATGCTGAAGCAAGGATTGAAGTAATTTCAAGACTTGTGGAACAATACAATGAACTTGAAGAAACTATCAAAGCTGAAAAGAAAGAACTAGAAACTATAGTTAAAGCTTTTCAAAAAGCTAATGATTTTTCAGCAAAATACGGAAGCACTACTCAAGGCATTAAGTTGACTGATGGATATAGTTGTAATACAATTCCATCATGTGAAACTGTATGGGACATGGGTTGGCGAACAAAGGGTGAAGTATCTACTAAACTCAGACTTCAAACTATGGGTGGAGACTTTGATGTTTACAAACTCATTGAGGAGTTGACAGCAGAGTTTAGTTCGTAGTATAATAATTTTGTAGTTAGGAGTGAGCCTTTGTAAAAACCTTTCTGTATCAATTCGGTTGGCTTGAAGAGGTTAAGGCTAAAAGTAAATAAGAACTAAACCACCATGCACTAACTACAAACAGTTGCTAGACCTGTAAAACTAGCACTTAATTTTATAGGAGATAGATATGGAATTTACATTACAGGGTGAAGATCAAATGTTAGGTGCAAGGCTTTTAACTATGAGAGCAGGATTGCAGTTAGAACTTAAAGGATTACGAATGACACGAGGTCGTAGCTGTTATGCTTTAATTAAAGAAGAGACAGGCTTGAAAGGTAGTAAGCAAAAGGTTTACGATCAGTTTGAAGTTATGTTAAAAGAAGCAGGGATACTGCAGGAGTAGAAATATAATGCAAACTATATATCAAATTGTTGAGGAAGTATGTGCAAGAGACTTTCCAATCCTTACAAGACTATCTGAAACACAACAGAAAAAATTTATAGATATCATCTATGAAGATGTATTAGCAGGAGATAATCCTACTGAGATTGCAGAGCATAAACTTTATGATTACATTGAAGAGTTTATTGCAAAAGCTATTAGTGTTTCTATTGATGATGTCGTTGATTTTTATGAGGATAATACTAATGCCTAAATATAAATATGTTGTATGGGTTGGTGGTTGTGATAATTACTATACTGAATACGAGAGAGCCAAAGAACATTATGATGAATGGATTGAGCAAGGATATGATGATGTTCATTTATTAAAACTAGAGGAGAAAGCTAATGCCTAAATATAATTTGCTATCAAGTGGTAGCACCAAGATTGAAAAGAGCAACAAGCTATCTGACGAATGGTTTAGTCGGATAATTTATTTAGCACCTGATGATTTAGCAGATGGCAAGAGAACTTTATGTCCATATGCAAAAGTTGCCAAGTGTAGTGAAGCCTGTTTGAACACAGCAGGTATGGGTAAATTCTCTAATGTTCAGCAGTCAAGAATTAGAAAATCTCTACTGTTCTTAAACGACCAACAGGAGTTCATGAGACAGCTTGTAGAGGACGCAAATAAATTCTTGAAGGAGTGTGATAGGTTGGGTAAAAAACCTGCCCTACGGCTTAATGGTACAAGTGATATTCAGTGGGAAAATATTGAGGTTGATGGGTACAAAAATATATTTGAAATGTACCCACAGATACAGTTTTATGACTATACAAAAATCCCTACAAGGAAGGTAGAGCACATACCTAATTATCATTTGACTTGGAGTTATTCCGAAGCTAATGATAAGTATGCTACTCTGTTCGACAAAGTATCGAACAATATAGCAGTAGTCTTTCGTGATGCTCTACCTAAGATGTTCAAGGGTTTGAAAGTAATTGATGGAGACGAACACGACATGAGATTCTTAGATGAAACTCAAGTGGTGGTTGGACTTATCGAAAAGGGTGAAGCCAAGAAGGATACTTCAGGCTTTGTAATTGATTTAATAAATGCGAGGGCAATATAAATGAACTTAACAAATGAAATAAGACTACACGATAGTCTAAAAAACTTAACAGATACTATGGTTGAAGAAGTTTCTGATACTGTATGTGAAAATGTAGATGATAAGCTGTGTGATTTTGAAGCTAAAGTAGATGATTTAGAAAGCATAGTTGACAATCAATCATCTGAAATTGCTGAGTTAGAAAACACTCTCTCTTATCTTGAGGGTACAGTAGAAGATTTAACAAGCAGACTAGATGAACTAGAAGCTAAACTAGAGGAACTAAACAATGAATGAATACTATAACAAAGAAGACTCTGATAAAAGAGTAGAAGACTTTAAAAAAGCTGTTAACATTATGGAAAAAGCAATATCAAAAGCATTCTTTAATGGCTATGGTTTAATGTTTAAGTACCACAAGATTGAAACAGGTGAGCATCAACAACGAATGCTATTGACTGTATCAGATATTAAATACAACTCTGATGATGAGATATTAGTAGGTGGTTGTATCAATACTGATGGGGATTACAGACAATTCTTCATGGAAAACATGATGTCTGTTAAACCTTTTAAGTATGTGTCTATTGACTAAAGGAAATTTTTATGATACAATACAACAAGATTAAGGTGTCAGCTAAAGTAAAAGCTAAACATACAATATCAGATTATCTGATGAAGGTGTTTGATGGGTTGAAACATAATCCATTAGACTTTATAGAGGATTGGGAAACCATGACAACAAAAGAACAAGAAGCAGTAATAGATCAAGTCAGCTTGTTTGAGGACAGGATACACAAACTGCTTGGAGTTAAATTTAAGGAGATAATAAGTGCGAGTAATTTTAATAAATCCATTTGACGAGACAGTCAAAGAAGCAGTATATGGTGGGGACTATAGAGAAATCTATGACCTCATTGAGTGTAGAACCTTTACAGTTCAGATGATTGATGAAAACAATGATTTGTTTTTAGATGATGAAGGACTGTTGGTTGAGGGTGAGCAAAGATATTTTGAATACAAAGGTCTTGGAACTTTTGCAGGTAAAGGATTGATCATGGCTCATGATGATGCAGGAGATTCAATAGCTACAACTCTTGACCTCATGGAAGTATCATCAATAATAGAGTTCAAGCCCGAAGGCTACAGTCAAGAACCATACATGGAGTTCAAAGCTTGGCAATAAACAGTAAACAATTAAAGAAACTTCGTAAGCTAGTCAAACCTTTACAGGTTGAGTGGCTTCAATCTATATTGCCCGAAGATCAAGGCAAGGCAATTACTGTGGATAATGTTGAGGAACTAATGCCTGATCAAACTCATGCCTTCGGTAATCGTCAAATGCATTTATCTTTTATGTCTGACAAGTGGATTATGAAAATATTAAAAGCTAATCCACATATTACAACATACAAAGAACTTGAAAAAGTAAATGAACAACAACAACATAAATATTTAGATAGGAGATTTTAATGGAAGAATATTTAGTAGATGTTTTGTTTGCTGGTAAGAAAGAACAGCTTAAAACTTTTAGTGCTTCACCTTTAGAAGCATTAGATAGTATGATAAACTTTGAAGATGTTGAAGCTGTATATAAAATTACTAGACAAACAGATAAAAAAAACTGGTCTTTTGACAATAAACACCTCACAAGATTGAGGGAGTTGAGGGGCTTAATAAATAACGAAGGTGCTATCCTTCAAGAGTTGAGGAGGTCTCATTAATTAATGGAAATTATATTAGTAGTGGTGGTTGGTGTATCTTTAATTGCTATGACAGGATTGTATATGTATCTTGTTGACAAAGATAAGATAGAACCTTATATACCACCAAGAGTACAGCGTGGAAACTTTTGGGATGCAGAGACCAAGAAGTTTTACAAATGGGATGAGTTGATGAAACTTAAAAAGTTGAGGGAAAAAAATGACACAGTACAGTGAACAAGTAGAAAAACAAAAAGAGTTTCTTGAAATGGAAAAAAAAGCCAAATCTATTACAGCTATTGACACGAGGTTCAAGGATGGGTTATGGTATAAACAAACTGTTGACTATGCAGATGGTCGAAGGGTGACAGAGTACAGAGACAAACGTAAATCAAAAGTAGTGGAGAATAGATATGGGTTGGACTAAACACTTAATTTATGTAGTTATTATAATACTATTACAGTTAATAAACTTTCATGCAGTTGGTTATACCAAACACAAGTCAGACTGGTGTGATGGGTTTTACAAACAATATGTTGAGGAGTTATAATGGCGAAGACGTGGAATAAATCTGCTCATGTATCTGCTACACAAGGCAGAGGTAAGAAGACAAGTCAAGGTAGAGGTAATGTTGGCACATCTACCATGAATAAGAATAAGAAAGCCAACTTAAAAAAATATCGAGGGCAAGGTAAATGATTGAGATAGATAAAGAATGGCAAGATGCATTACAACAAGCAGCCGAAGAGGGTTGGGAAGAAGAAGCATTGGCAAGTAGAGCACAACAAATATATAATGGAGAAGTCTAATGAAAGAGAAGATGATAACAATTAAAGTTCCAGAGTCTAGACTTAAATGGATTAAGGAAGAATACAAACTAGCCAAGTGGGGAGTCAATGGTTTATTTGAGTATGGTGGTATGGATATCAAAGAAGCACATGCACTAGCAGATATTCTTTGTCATGTTAATGAAGTGTTTCAGATTGAGGATGAGTAAATGACAGTACAAGATTTAATAGATAATCTAAACACTATCACTGACAAAACTTTAAATGTTCGTGTGTTAGAAAACAATCCTAATAACTCTGATTATAATTTAGAAAATTATTGGGTAGATAAAATTGATGTAGCTAACACAGGACAAAGTGGATACGAACTACAAGGTGAAGTTGTTTTAGTTGGAGAAGCTTAATGAACATATTTTATTTTGATGAGTGTCCTATTATATCAGCAGAAGCACAGCCAGATAAAATGCTAGTCAAGATGCCACTAGAAACAGCACAGATGTTATGCACAGCACACCGAGAACTAGATGGTGATGAGTACGCAGATGCTAATGGACTTTACAAACGTGCCTACTGGAATCACCCATGTACTATATGGGCTAGAGAATCTAGCTCTAACTACTCATGGTTGTATCGACACTTCCTAGCACTAGGTTTGGAGTATGAGTATAGGTATGGTAGGAAACATGCAAGTGTTGTCAAGCTAGAAGAACCATTGAGTAAGATGCCTGACAACATTACACATACAAGTCTTACACCACTAGCACAGGCTATGCCTGAGGAGTATAAGAATGAGGATGCTATTGTTGCTTATCGTGATTACTGCATTAACGAAAAACACTATGCCAAATGGGAACGAGGTAGAACTAAGCCTATATGGTGGACAACACAGGAGGTTGCATGAATTATATATACGAAAGAATGATGGCTGAAGGAGAGACAGCTATCTTTGATAAGGATGATCTACGTAAGTTTGAAAGTTATGTAGCTGATCATTACACAGAATTCTATGAGGGTAAAGCTTCTTATGAAGTAAAGAAAGATGGTGATAAGTTTTTAGTTACTTTATTTGAAAACCCTGTGATAAGTATGGAAGAAATATTGCTTGACATTCAAGACTAATTCTGTTATACTTTGTATCACAATGAGCAACCAAACATATCAAGCCCTCTATCTCCAATTGAACAGATGGTTTGGTGCAGTTAATGCTGTGGCTTCTAGGGTAGCTACTCACAACCCTTCCAACTTCACAACAACGCTATAAAGGAGGAAACGCATATGGCAATATTAGAAGGAACAGCGTATTGGGCTAGTATAACGACACCTAATACGACATTTGAACCCGTGTACACAGTCAACCTAGTAGTTGATGATGAGACTGCAAATGACTTTGCATCTCGTGGACACAAAGTAAAGCAGATGGATGAAGGTCCAGCTTTAATTATCAAACGAAAAGTAAATGGTCCTAACGGAATGGTTAGACCTGCACCTCGTTTGATGAACACTGATAAGCAGGAAGTCACAACTGCTGTTGGTAATGGATCAAAAATTAAAGTCCAGTACAACGAATATAGTGGCGAAGGTAAGTTTGGTCCTTATCAAGGATTAGATTTACAGGCAGTAATGATTACCGATCTTGTGCCTTACAAGAATGGTGATGGTGATGAGTTCTTATCCGATGGAGAGGAATTCTAATGATTATTACTATCAACAATGATGATGGTACTACCAACTTTGATGTCAATAATATTAGTGACGATGCTGTAAAGCAAGAAGCAACTGTTATTGTGCAGAAGGTTGGTAACCTACAGGTTGTCATTGAAGCCTTAGACTTTGCTAGTCGTACTCACAGAGCTAACTTAGAAGAGTTACTCAAGGGTAGAGACGAAGCTATAGTCGAACCAGCCGAAGAGACTGATAAAGAATCTTCAAAATAAATAACTCGGCTAGGTGTAAAAGCCTAGCCACATTTCTAAAGGAGATAGAATGCAAGAACAAAGTAAATTCGTACGACACAAATTACCCTGCCCATCATGTGGTGGCTCTGACCCTGTGTCTATGAACGAGGACAAGTCTGCTCATTGCTTTAGCTGTGAGACACACTTCCCTAATTATATTGATGCTTGTGATGGTAAAATTATGGACACAAATCCTAAACCTAAAGTAAGTAATACTTTTCTTAACACATATACTGGTAGCTTTGGTGCTCTTACAGACAGATGTATTTCTGAAGACACAGCTAAGAAGTATGGAGTAAGAAGAGTAGTAAGTACAGATAATAAAGTATCTCAACATATATATCCATTCTTCAATGGTAACGAAGTGGTTGGGACTAAGACACGTTTTGTAGACAACAAGAACTTTGCATTTGCAGGTACATATGAAGGCACTGGTTTATTTGGGGAACAGTTGTTCCGAAATACTGGTGGTAAATACTTGACAATTGTCGAAGGTGAGTGTGATGCTATGGCTGCTTATGAATTGATGCAGTCAAAGTGGGCATGTGTCTCGTTAAAGCGTGGTGCATCAGGTGCTGTTAAAGATATACGAGAAAGCATTGAGTTTGTTGAATCATTTGAGAACGTAGTATTATGTTTTGATAATGACAAGGCAGGTAAAGAAGCAGCTAGAAAAGTTGCTCGTATATTAAAACCCGGCAAGGCTAAGATAGTTACACTACCTACAGGATGTAAAGATGCTAACGATATGCTTAGACAAAAGAAGTTTCAAGACTTCATGTCTGCATGGTGGGAAGCTAGAACTTACACACCATCAGGTATTATGGACTTGTCTGCTAAAAAGTCTGAGTGGTTACACCGAGAGACTAAGGAGAGCATTGCTTATCCTTGGGAAGGTCTTAACAAGAAACTATTTGGTATGCGTAAAGGTGAGCTAGTAACTCTTACAGGTGGTACAGGACTAGGTAAGTCTAGTGTGACTCGTGAGCTAGAACACTGGCTGATCAAGAACACCGAAGACAACGTGGGTATCGTAGCTCTTGAAGAAAACTGGTTACGAACTGCTGATGGTATTATATCTATTGAAGCTAATGATCGAGTGTATCTTAACGAGAGACGAGAACAGTATAGTGAAGAACAACTAACTAATCTATTTGATAAAGTCATACCCAAAGGTCGTGTATTTATTCATGCCCATCTTGGAGTCACAGATATTGATGAAGTATTTTCTAAGCTACGTTATATTATTGTGGGCTGTGAATGTAAGTGGGTGGTTGTAGATCATCTACATATGCTAGTCAATGTCATGGGTGAAGGTGATGAACGTAGAGGTATTGATTCACTGATGAATAGATTACGTAGTCTTGTTGAAGAAACAGGAGTAGGTATGATACTTGTATCTCATTTACGTAGAGCATCAGGTGATAAAGGACATGAGCAAGGGATTGAAGTATCTCTTTCACACCTCAAAGGTTCAGCAGGTATAGCACAACTATCTGATTGTGTGATTGCATTAGAACGTAATCAACAAGCAGAGAATCAAGACGAAGCTAACACTACGAAGGTACGTGTACTTAAATCAAGATACACAGGTGATACTGGATTAGCCTGTAGCTTACGATACAACAACGAAACCGGCAGACTGTTTGAATTAACAGAGGAGGAAACATTTGACAACACAGAATTCTAAAATTATATTTGACATAGAATGCGATGGTCTAAAACCAACTAAACTACATTGTATTGTAGCAAAAGAATTAGGTGGTCAGGTACATGAGTTTCCACCCAACAGACTTGCAGAAGGTTTAGCCTTTCTTAGTACTGCCGATACATTAATCGGACACAACATCTTACGCTTTGATTTAGATGTTATTAAAAAATTAACTGGTGTAGATTTATATACTAAAAATATTGAAGATACTCTTGTTATGTCTAGGTTGTTTAAACCTATTAGAGAAAATGGACATAGTTTAAAAACATGGGGATATCGTGTAAACTTTACAAAACAAGAACAACCTCTTAACTTTGATGAGTACACACCACAAATGCTAGAGTATTGTGTGAATGATGTAAAACTTAATGAGTTAGTTTACTATAGATTACTTCAAGAAAAAACTGGATTTAGTCAACAATCAATTGATCTTGAACATAGGGTTGCTCAAATAATATCTGATCAAGAAAATAATGGCTTTAAGTTTGATGAAAGAAAAGCTACGATATTACTTGCTGATCTTCAAGCTAAGATGTATGAAGTAACCAGTGAAGTACAAACCACATTTAAACCTAAAATGACTGATGTAAAATTAGTTACACCTAAAATTAAAAAAGATGGTGGATTATCTAAATCAGGTTTGACTGCTGAAGAATATGAAAGATTAATTAAAAGTGGTGATCGTAAACCATTTATGAGACAAGAACTAAAACCTTTTAATCTTGGTAGTCGTAAACAGATCGGTGAATATTTAGTAGAATTTGGTTGGAAACCAAAAAGATTTACTGCAACTGGTCAAGCTATTGTAGACGAAGGTACGCTTAAAAAGATTACTCACATACACGAAGCTAAACTGATTGCAGACTTCTTGTTGTATCAAAAGCGTATAGCTCAAATACAATCATGGTTAGATGCACTCGAAGATGATGGTAGAGTACATGGTTCAGTCATTCCTAACGGAACTATTACTGGTCGTATGTCTCACAACCATCCAAACATGGCTCAGATACCAGCAGTATACAGTCCTTTTGGTAAAGATTGTAGAGCTTGTTGGACCGTAGATGAAGGTAATGTTTTACTTGGAGTGGATGCTTCAGGACTAGAACTTAGAATGTTAGCACACTATATGAACGATAAGGAGTACATACATGAAGTGGTCAACGGAGACATACACACAACTAATCAAAAACTTGCAGGACTTGAATCAAGAGATACAGCAAAGACTTTCATCTATGCCCTCGTATACGGAGCAGGAGATGAAAAGATTGGGAGTGTGGTTGGAGGATCAAGAAAGCAGGGTAAAGAACTTAAAGAACGCTTTCTTAGTAATCTCCCCACATTTAAAACTCTTAAGGAAAAAGTACAAGGAGCTGCAAGGAGAGGATATTTAATGGGAATAGATGGTCGTAAGATTTATATACGACATGAACACGCTGCATTAAATAGTTTACTACAAGGTGGTGGTGCTATTGTAATGAAGAAAGCATTAGCTATACTTGCAAATAGATTAGAGTTAAGCAGTACAGCATTTAAGTTTGTTGCTAATATTCATGATGAATGGCAAATAGAAGTTGCTGAATGTAGAGCTAATAAAGTCGGACAACTTGCAGTACAAAGTATTATTGATGCAGGAGAACATTTTAATATGAGATGTCCTCTTGATGGTGAATATAAAATAGGAGGAGATTGGAGTGAAACACACTAAAGAACATTCAACAAATAGAAAGGGAGACCTTGCAGAATATTATGCTGTAACTTGGTTATGGGATAATGGATACGAAGTATTTAAAAATTGTGGGTGTGATGGATTTATTGACTTGGTTGTCAGAGACCCTAAAGGAAAAATTACACTTGTAGATGTTAAGAGTGCTCGTAAAGATAATCGAAAAGAAAATTGCTGGACATCTAGAACTACAAGAACAAAAGAACAAATAAAAGCAGACGTAAAATATCTTTTGTTTATGCCTGAAACAAGAAAATTAAGGTGGGTAAATCATGACAAATAAAAAAGAACTTGACAACTTGGTGACGGACAACTATAATAAGTTTAAGTCTGAATCAGGACACTGGTATACCCAAGAAGGTGAGCCTATGTACACTATCATAGGTGCTAATGGTAAAGAAAGAAACACTACACTTCGAGATGCAAAGTCTTTAGGCTTAGTTCCGTCTGTTACAACCATCATGGGTATTGTAGCTAAACCATCTTTAGAAACTTGGAAACAAAAACAATTACTGAATTCTTTTCTAAAATTAAAAAGAGGAGAAGACGAAACTGTTGAGTCTTTTTATTACAGATGTCAAACAGATTCTAAACAAGTAGGTATTCAAGCTGCCCAGCAAGGGACAAAAATACATGGTATGATTGAGAAAGGATTTTTAGGTAAGTCTAAAAGCAAACCTTACAAAGCAATCAAGAAATACTTGGATGAAACTTTTCCTAATGAAGAGTGGATAGCAGAAGATTCTTTCTGTGCTGATGAGGGTTATGGTGGTAAGATAGACTTGTATTCTAAGTCAGGAATATTCATAGATTTTAAAACAAAAGATAACTTAAAAGGAAAAGAACCATCTAGATTAGTTTTTGATGAACATGGAATGCAGTTGTCAGCTTATGCTCAAGGTTGTGGCTTCGATGATGTTGAACGAGTATCTATTTTTGTAGACAGAAAAGATACCGGTCTTATTGTTCCGTTTATTTGGGACAAAGAATCACACACTAAACACTTAGGAATGTTTAATGCTATGCTAACTTATTGGAAGTTAGTCAAGAACTATGACTCATCTAGGCTTGTATTATAATGGTAGGATTTAGAAAACCTCGTAAACCAAGACCTAAAAAAACAGGTGTTCCTAAAGGCTACGATAGTTTATGGGAAGTTAAACTACACGAGACAGTTCTAAAAGATTGGAAACATCATTGGGAACTGTTTGACTACATTGTTAAACATAAATATGAGCCGGACTTTGTTAAAGTAATTAATGGTCAAACTATATTATTAGAAGCAAAAGGAAGGTTTTGGGATTATGCTGAGTACAGTAAATATATTTGGATAAGAGAAGCTTTATCAGAACAAGTAGGAGAGTTTGAATTAGTATTTTTATTTCAAAAACCTTTTGCACCTATGCCCGGAGCAAAGGTAAGAAAAGATGGAACAAAAAGAACCCATGCTGAGTGGGCTGAAACAAATAATTTTAGATGGTATCGTGAAGAAACTTTACCGAAGGAGTGGAGAACAGATGGATTATAAATTTAATGAACGTAGACATATAATTGAACTAAAAGAATACATTGATGGTACATATGGTGAGCATTATGCTTCTGATAAGTATCAGGCTACTGATGTAATCATTGACTCAGGTCATGGTGAAGGTTTTTGTATGGGTAATATTTTAAAATATGCAAAAAGGTATGGTAATAAAGAAGGAAAGAACAGAAAAGACTTGCTAAAAATATTACATTATGCTATAATAATGCTTGACATTCATGATAAGGAGTCACAGAATGGTTGATGATAAAGTAGGTATCAAGGAATATCTTGGTATAAAAATTAATTACAGTAATGAAAAACTATTAGATAAGTTTAGCCTTGACACACTCAAGGATAGATACTTATGGGAGAATGAAACACATGCACAAGAAGCCTTCGCAAGAGCATCAGTCTTCGCAGCTACATATAAAGGTCACACAGACTTTGAATTGGCTCAAAGGCTTTATCACTACAGTTCCAATTTGTGGTTCATGTTTAGCACTCCTATACTTAGTAACGGGGGAACAAGTCGTGGGCTTCCTATTAGCTGTTTCCTTAATTATGTACCTGATAGCAGGAATGGTTTATCAGATCACTATGATGAAAATATATGGTTGGCATCTTCGGGTGGAGGTATTGGTGGATATTGGGGTGACGTTAGGAGTAACGGTATATCTACTACTCACGGGAGTCGTTCTACTGGTTCAATTCCTTTCATTCATGTCGTAGACTCACAGATGTTAGCATTCAATCAAGGCACTACAAGACGTGGTTCTTATGCTGCATATATGGACATATCTCATCCGGAGATTGAAGAGTTTATTAACATGCGTAAAGAATCAGGTGGAGATATTAATCGTAAGAATCTTAATCTTCACAACGGTATTAACATTACCAATGAGTTCTTGAAAGCTGTTGAAGAAGATGCAGACTTTAGATTGATTGACCCTAAGACTAACGAGCCTACTAAAATTGTAAATGCTCGAGACTTATGGTGGCAGATTATCAATGCAAGAGCAGAGACAGGTGAGCCTTACATGATCAACATAGATACATGTAATGAAGCTTTACCTAAAGAACAAAAAGATTTAGGATTAGAAATTAAACAGAGCAACCTATGTTCTGAAATTACTTTACCTACTAACGAAGAACGAACAGCAGTGTGTTGTTTGTCTTCTGTAAACTTAGAATACTTTGATGATTGGAGTGAGAACCCTTTGTTCATTGAAGACTTAATAACTATGTTGGACAATGTACTTCAACATTATATAGATCATGCAGTAGACACAGACAGTCTAGGAGAATACAATGCAAATTTTAAAAGGTTTCAAAAACACATTAAGCCGGGTAAAGAAGGGTTTCTTAAATCTGCCTACTCAGCATATAGAGAAAGGTCGTTGGGTCTTGGTGCGATGGGTTTCCACTCTTACCTCCAGTCTAGAAGTATTCCATTTGAAGGCATCTTTGCTACGGGGTTTAATTACAAAGCATTTAAACACATTAAGAGACATTCGCTTAGAGCAACTGAAAGACTTGCTGACGAACGTGGTGAGTCACCTGATATCAGTGGTAGTGGTAAGCGTAATGCTCATCTACTCGCTGTTGCTCCTAACGCTTCTTCTAGCATCATATGTGGTGGGACATCTCCTTCGATTGAGCCATATCGTGCTAATGTTTATACGCACAAGACTCTCTCAGGTTCGTTCCAAGTTAAGAACAAATACTTAGAAGAGGTTTTAAATAACAAAGGATTAAAAAAAGATGAACTAACAGCACTATGGAAAGACATTGCAGGTCATGATGGTTCGGTACAGCACTTAGATATTCTTACAGATGATGAAAAAGAAATATTTAAAACTGCTACTGAAATAGATCAGATATGGATTATTGAACATGCAGCTAAAAGACAAGAGTTTATTTGTCAAGCACAATCAGTTAATCTTTTCTTTACACTCCCAAAAGCTACAGAGCCACAAGAAGTACACGATGAGTATATGCAGTATGTTAATGATGTGCACTGGTATGGTATGAACAAACTTAAATCTTTATATTACTTTAGAACTAATGCTGCTCGTAATGCAGAGAATGTAAATACTAAAGTACAACGTATAAAATTAGACGATGCTGAATGTATCGCATGTGAGGGATAGTATGGGTTGTTGGCACTGTGGAACAGAATTAATATGGGGTGGAGATCACGACATAGAAGATGAGAACGATGAATACATGATAGTAACCAATCTTAGTTGCCCAAACTGTAATAGTTATATAGAAGTTTATTACCCAAAAGAAAAGGACAAAGAATGAAACAATCAGAATTTAAATATATATTCAGACCTGAATTTGAAGGCTTTACAATTAGAATGTGGTTAGATTATTGTGATGAACACAGAGACCCATTCTCAAAAACAAAAGATTACGCAGGATACGTAATTGAAAATTTAAAATATTTAGTTAAGAGATTTAACAAGGAGAAAAAATGAGTTGTTTATTATACCAAGCTTTAGAAATAAAATATCAAGCAGAAAAAGCAGAAGCAAAAGCTAATCTTGAAGTATACTTTCAAAACAAAGTAGGTGTTGCAGAACACCCTAATGTTATTGAATCTATGGATAAACTTATAGAGCAATACGCAAACGCTGACGAAAAATTAAAAACATTACAAGAGGAATTTTAACATGAGTTTATTAGATACAAGAGATTACTACAAACCTTTTGACAACCCGTGGATGTTTGACTACTATGTGTTACAAAATCAAATGCATTGGATGCCGGAGTCAGTACCATTACACACAGATGTAAAAGACTGGCAAGAGTTAGACTCTAAAGAAAAGAATTTACTTACTCAAATTTTTAGATTGTTTACTCAATCTGATGTAGATGTTGGTGCAGGTTATATTGATAGATACATGCGTATCTTTAGAAAGCCTGAAGCTAGAATGATGATGGGGTCTTTTGCTAACATGGAGTCTATTCATCAACACGCTTACAGCTTGTTACTTGATACTGTTGGTATGCCTGAGATAGAGTACAAAGCTTTTGCAGAGTACGAAGAGATGGCAGATAAACATGAGTATGTTCGTAAACTTAAAACAACTAAGTCTGATAAGAAAAGTATTGCAAAAACTTTAGCAGTCTATTCAGCTTTTACAGAAGGACTACAGTTGTTTAGTAGCTTTGCAATCTTATTAAACTTTCCAAGGTTTGGTAAAATGAAAGGTATGGGACAGATTGTTACCTATTCTATACGTGATGAGTCTATGCACGTTGAAGCTATGACTAAACTATTTAGAGAGTTTATTCAAGAAAACTTAGATATCTGGACAGATGATTTTAAAGCAGAACTTTATGATATATGTCGAACAATGGTAGTATTAGAAGATAAGTTCTTAGACTTAGTGTTTGATATGGGAGACCTCGAAGGTCTTACCAAGAAAGATATGTATGCTTACAATAGATACATAGCTGACAGAAGATTACTCCAGCTTGGTCTTAAAACAAACTATGACCAACGAGAGAATCCGTTAGAATGGTTGGATGAAGTGATGGGTGTTGAACATCAGAACTTCTTTGAAGGTCGTGCTACTTCTTATATGAAAGCAGGACTACGTGGTAGACAAGACAAAGTAAGTTTTGCAAGGATTGGTGATGAGAACTAAACGCACCGAAGCAAAGCTTGTAGGTTACAATTTGTTTTACGACTTGACAGGTAAGCTGGTCACCGAAAGAACCAGCACAGATATAAAAGAACTTAAAAAGTTTTTTACACCTGAAGAATATAATACCCTATCTACTGTAGTTAGAGAGATTACAGCTAAATTAGATAAGATTCACAACGAAGTTGAAGCTCATTTAAACGCTAGGATATTAAAAGATTAACCAGCTAAAGGATTCTTATTTTCTTCCTTAAATATTTTAATATCAGTCTTAACACTTTCGATATCAGCTTTCATAGCTGACATATCAGACTTGATGGCTTCGACTTTGTTAGACTGATTATCAATCTTAATTAAAATAGTTTCATCAATCGTCTTGTTCATGTAAGACACAGAAGTTTCTAACGCTTCTATTCTTTTTTCAATCTCACCTAAACCATCATCAGTTTCTTTAGCTTGTTGAGCTTTTGATTCTAAGTTCTCAATCCTATTGACATAGGTTGCACCAGTATATCCAAACCCTGCAAGAGTTCCAATGATACCCATCAACGCAATAAACTGTGTTGTTTTATTTTGTAACCAATCCATATTATTCTCCGTTATTTACTTTGCCAATCCTCAATGGCTTTTTTTATACTTTCTTCTGCTAACACACTACAATGTAATTTTATAGGTGGTAACTCTAATGAATCTGCTATGTCTTTATCTTTAATTGCCATAGCTTCTTCAATTGTTTTGCCCTTTAACATATCAACAAACATTGTGCTTGATGCTATTGCTGATCCACAGCCATAAGTTTTAAACTTAACATCATCAATGATATGTCTGTTGCCCTGCAACTTACATTTAATTTGTAATTTCATTACATCTCCACATGCAGGAGCACCTACAAGACCAGTGCCAACATTTAAATCTTTAGGGTCAAATCTACCTACTGAATATTTATCAGGATTATTTAAAACTCCTTCAAACCTATCTACAACTTTACTTGAGTATGCCATTAAAATACCTTTGAATTTACATAAAAAACTAATAACATTAAACCAAAAACTACAACTTGTACCACAGACATAATAGCTACAATATTCATTTGTCTATCTGCCCACCAGTTTAGTTCAGTTTCTTGCCACTTTAAAAACTCTTCAGGCGATGCTTCATTTGGTTTGTTTAATAATAAACTTTGTTGTTGTGGTATTTTCATTTTATAGTGGTGGTTGTAGTTGTTTCATTTCAGTCAAAGTTTCTAAACTCTGTCCTGCCATCTGATAAAAGCCTTCGATGTTATCTGACAACATATTGTTGGTATATATACCTGTTGACTCATACCATACATCTTGGTCCGGCATTGTAACTAACCTATAGTTATTAAAGTTAGGAACAAACCCCATGTAAGCTATGATAGTATTTTCTGACCCATACTGTCCTGTTTCTTCTTGTTGAGCTTGTACGTCTTCTTGTGCAGCTTGTAGGTTTTGTGCTATAATATTTTCTACTAGCTGTTCAGCATCCGTATCTCCACTGTTAGAAACAGACACATCAATTTGATTTTGAATACTATTATTTGTATTAGTATTAGAACTAAATGTTGTACTTGTGACAGAACTCATATTAGAATCTACTGAGTTTGTTGAAGTTGCAGTAGCTGTAACTGTTGTACTCATGTCTAACAATTGATTTGTTTGTGCAGTCGAAGATGAAAACTGGTCAGAGATACTAGGTGAATTACTGATGCTTCCTGTTGCACTAGCCGATGTTGAACCGGAAGTTGCTAAGTTTGAGCTAGAGTTTGTTGATGTATTACCACCTGTTGTTGTGTATATACTTTCTCTAGCAGTTTTAATTGTAGATGCAACCACAGCTAACGATTTTTCTTTTGTTAAACTAGAGCCTTTTTCTTCAGCAACAAGCTCCTCTTCTTCTATTTCTTCTTCTATAACTTCGTCTTCTTCGTCTTCAACAAGTTCTTCAATAAGTTCTTCCTCCTGCTCCTCTGCATACGCAAGTTCTTCTTCCACAATTGTCTCTTCCTCAAACCACTCCTCCACTTCTTCAATAAATGTTTCTTGAAATACAAACTCTTCAATCATTAAATCTTCAATAGGTATAAAGACTTCTTCGTCACGCATGAATGGTAGAGGTTCTATAAATTCTTCTAGTGGTTGTAACTGTTCAAAGATTATTTCTTCTGCAAAAATAAACTCAGGTTCTTCAAAGATGTCATACTCAAATTCAAACACATACTCTTCAAAGATTTCTGGCTCTTCAAAAGTGTCATACATGTCATACTCTTCATAACCATAGTCAAACAAGTCTTCTTCATAACCATAATCAAAGTATTCTTCTTCTTGATAATAACCAATGTCCATTTCTTGCGTATATCCGGGACAGAAAGGACCGTATTGTGGGTCTAAGTCACACTGTAGATCATCGTAAGCATCCCAATATCCTGCACAACTTACATCGTTTAGTGGATTACTACAGTCAAGAGTCTCACTTGTACCATACAAAGAACCACCATCTTCTAGTAAAGTATTTGCTGCAGTGTTATTCCAGTTAGTACTTACACACGAGCTAGTGTTGGTTGTGCCTGTATTACATTCATCGTGAAACAAGTATTGATAGTAAGTATCTGAATCTTTCTGTTGACCAATAAGAACATCGTGTTGAATAATATCTAAGTCACCATATCTAAAATCAAATGTAGAGTTAGTCCAAAGTATTACTTCAAAACTGTTATCAGATGCACGGTTGTACTCTTTCAGATCGTACCAACCAAAGACTGTTTTATCGCTAAAGTTCTTGGCTAACATCTTAGACTGATTATCTCTAATGAGGTCAGTCCAAAATGGAAACAATGTATAGTTGTATTGTGGAAGTGGGTCAGGTGTATAATCACCACAGTAATTATTATAGTTTACATTACCTGTACCTAATCCAAAGTGAAGGCAACCATTCGTAGCCATACGAGCAGAGGTAAATTGTTTGTCGTAAAAAGTAAACGTAAAGTCTAAATTAAAAGCAGACGAAAGCTGGTCGTCACCAACATTAAGATTAGTAGTGCCTGATTCGTTTGTGAGGTCTACTAAAGACTGATTGCCTTCGTAGATATACTGACTAAAGACATTAAGACTTAAGAGACACGCTACTGCGTAGCATAAAATTCTTTTCTGCATTGACCTTTGGTTTTAGTTTTTCGTGTGTAAATAACCTTAACTGCCCCAACAACATCTTTGTTTATTTTATCTCTGTTAGGGTTTCTTTCATGTGTGCATTGCTGTATAAAAAGTTTCTCTTGCTCTTTAGCATCAGGTCTTTTAGATTTGTTTTGTTCCCAAGCCATTGTTGCTTCTTTACCTATTTTACCTCGGTAAGGGCAAGGAGTACCAGCCATCTCCATAGCTTTAAATACTCTTGGGTCTTGACAAAGTATAGATACTGAAGCGACTTTCATACCGGTATCGTATAGATACTTGGAAAGTTTTAAGCGTTCACAGTTCTCGTCAGTCACAGTTGCTCCTGTAGAGAACCCAAATACTTGCCCTTGAAAAGCCCCTGAACGACCTACTGTACATAGGTCTTGGGAATAACTCATAATGCTAGGTGCAATAGCAGAAGCAGGAGGTGCTTTACTTTTTACGTTCTGATTAATAGTTTGGGTAGAGTTAGACTCATTAATATTTCTATTGGTATTATCAGATGTAGTGTTATTATTATTATTGTTAGTATTTTGAGTAGTAACATTTGAATCTGAAGTTGATTGATTAATGTTAGTATTAGTATTTGTATTAGTATTATTACTTGTAGAATTACTTGTATTGTTTACATTTTGATTTACTGTAGAGTTTACAGTAGATGTAGATGTAGACGTAGATGTGTTGACGTTGTTATTAGTATTGGTATTATTGCTTGTAGATGTGGAATTATTAACATTGTTATTTGTGTTAGTTGATGTATTAACATTAGTATTGTTATTAGTTGAAGTGTTTACATTAGTATTAGAATTTGTATTGGTATTTGTATTTGTATTTGTGTTAGTATTATTATTTGTATTTGTATTAGTAGTAACCGTTGTATTAATTGTAGTTAAACCATTATCTTCACAATACTGAGTACCTGACGTACAGTTACCTGTAGGTTCAGCACTTAACCCAAACGACAATGTAATTAAACTCAATATAAATAATGGTCCAAAAAATCCTCTATTTAAATCACCTCTTGACACTTTATTTATCTCCTGCTGGTTTTTTAGATGTGCTAGTGTATAGACCAAACCATGCAGCTCCTGCACCTACAACAACAGATATTAAACCTGATTGTT